CAGGTAGAAAGATTGTTTTTGATTTTAGTAAGATAAGACCAAAAGGAGCTCCTTTAGAGACCGCTGGAGGTAAGGCTCCTGGTTATCAAGGGCTTAAAAGATGCCATCAAAAAGTAAAACAATTATTTGATTATATTATTGAGCAACAAAGACAAACAAGATTAAAGCCAATTAACGCATATGATATTTTAATGCATTGTGCCGACGCAGTATTGTCTGGAGGTATTCGTCGATCTGCCACATCTCTTATTTTTGATAAAGATGATGAAGAGATGATGAATGCAAAGACTTTTTTTGATGTTACTCGTAATACTAAATTTTATCATGATGATGAAACTGATTTATATGTAGGTAAGATTACAGTTAATAAAAAGAAGTATGAGGTCGAGTTAATTGAATATGAGTATAATGAAGTAATAAACAAGAAACGTATAAGCTGGGTGCACATCGAACCTCAACGAGCAAGAAGTAACAATAGTGTATTGCTTATAAGAGATGAAACTACGTTCGAAGAGTTTACAGACATTCTTAATAAGACAAAACAGTTTGGTGAGCCTGGTTTTGTGTTTGGTAATCATCCATGGCAATTATATAATCCTTGCTTTGAGATAGGCTTCATCCCGGTCACTAAAGACGGTGTATGTGGTGTTCAATTTTGTAATTTAACATCTATTAATGGTGCTAAGATTGATACTAAGGCTAAGTTTTTAGATGCAGTAAAAGCTGCAACAATTGTAGGTACCTTACAAGCAGCGTATTCTGAGTTTGATTACCTGAGACCTGCGTCTAAGCAATTAACAGAAGGTGAGGCACTGTTAGGTGTGTCTATTACTGGTATAATGGATAACCCTAAGATTCTTTTAAATGCAGATTATCAGAAAGAAGGTGCTGAGCACGCTGTTAAAGTTAATAAGTCTTGGGCTAAGAAGTTAAATGTTAATCAAGCCGCTCGGATTACTTGTATTAAACCAGAAGGTACGTCGTCATTAGTACTGGGTAGTGCATCTGGTATACACCCCTATCACAGTAGAAAGTATTTTCGCCGTATTCAATGTAATAAACTTGATCCTGTGTATAGGCACTTTAAGAAAAGCAATAAACATATGTGCGAGGAGAGTGTATGGTCAGCAAATAAGACAGATGATGTGATAACATTTCCTATTGAGATTTCAGATAAGGCTTTAGTGAAAGATGATCTAACCGCCTTACAACATTTGAAGTATATTAAGTCAACTCAACAAAATTGGGTTATTCCAGGCACTACTGAGGCAAATATTAATGATATTGAGCATAACGTTAGTTGTACTGTTGTTGTAAAGGATGATGAATGGGATAGAGTGTTTAAATTCTTATATGATAATAAAAAATACTTCGGTGCTGTATCATTACTACCAAAAATTGGGGATAAATTGTATAAACAAGCGCCATTAGAGTCAATAATCGATCAAACTGATGAGGATCGGTGGTCAACTATTGTAGATAGTTATATATCTGTCAATTATAAGACATTAAAAGAAAAAGAAGACACAACAGAAGTACAAGACACGGTCGCTTGTGGCGGTGGAGCATGTGAAATTCCAAATTTACAAGAAGTTAAATCAACCACACCTGAAGTACAGTTGGCTTAATGTTTTTTCTTTACTCCGTTGTATCTACTTAAATCTAACTGACATAAAGGCTTTTCTATCTTTAATTTACCTAAATATTCGTTCTGTACTACAAGTTTACTACCTCCAATTACTTGACCGTCGATGACATCATAGATAAAGAAGACTGTTTTAGTAATACCTACACGTATAATACGGCCAGGCTTACCGTCTACGTATACTGTATCATCAGTCTTATAATCATTACCCCAAAACACAAATAGACCCGCCGCTAGCTTTTTAAGACTGGATTGGAAGATTAATAATACCAGGCCTGCAATAAATATCCACCCATAGTGTCCAATAAGGTTTTTCGCCACCTCCTCTATTTGAGTAGGTGAGATCCCGGTCGACTCCATATAAGTATTTAATTGATTTTTATATAAATAATTATATATGAAAAAGATTGTCACATTTGTTGGTAATTATAAGAAAGAGCTTGGTGGTTTATTACGTCATGCTGCCACTATTGCCGGAGGCGTTCTAATTGCTAAAGGTTCATTAACTACAGATACTTTTACTATGATATTAGGTAGTACTTCTAGTATTTTAGGTACTGGATGGTCGTTTGCTAATAAAATTGGTCAAAAGAAAGAAGTAAAAACGGCTCTCGCTACTGATCCTGTTACAGGAGATGTTACTCGTCAGTTTAATGACGAGACTAAGCAGTGGGAGAGTAAACCTGACGCATAATTTTTATAATTACTATTAGCAAACCGTCTCTGGATACATAAATATTTATGTATCTATGACACCACCGGGTTATTTATATATCATTAATAATAATACCTGGCCCGGTTGGGTGAAGGTAGGTACAACTCGTAATTTAAAGACTCGTTTGCAAACATATCAAACAGGTACTCCCTTCAGAGATTATGAGATTGTTTATTCTATAAAACATCCTTTATATCTTCAAGCCGAAAAAAATATTAAAAAACAAATGGCTAATTTTGCTAAGCAAATAAAGAATGAGTGGTATGAAATAGATTTATCTGTAGCTAAGGTAAGATTGTTAGAGCAATTAGATAATTATTTTTACGGGGAATGTGATGTGGAAGAGGAATACCACCCGGTATTTCATTCTATGCCCGTATAAATAATTAAAGATGACTTTTAAACAATTGTCAGATTATAATGATATCTTGTTACAAGAAGATTGGCGCAGTAATCTCGCGGCTTTAGGTTTAGTCGGTGGCGGTCTTGCTGGAGATCAGCCGTTAGATCAACAACCACCAGCAGTAACCCCACCTGCTGTAGTTCAACCAGCCGCTCAACCAGCTGCTGTTAGTCCTATTCAAGATACTAACTTTATAGCGTATGTGAAAAATGCTGAAAACGCTGCTTTTACGGGTCGTAAATCCAATGGTGTGTGGTTCCAACACCCCAGCTCAGAGCCAGGGACCGACACTATTGGTTATGGTCATAAAATAAAGAAAGGTGAAGATTTTAGTCAAGGACGTACTGACGCACAAATAGATGCTCTTCTTATGAAAGATTTAAAAGATGCAGAGAATATAGTTATAACTAAATTAGCTAATTTAAAATTAGGTACTGATGCATATAATAAATTATTAAAAGAATATCCAGCTGGTGTTAAAATGTTTATAGATCTTGCATTTAATATAGGCCCGAATTTTGCAGTCAATGGTCATCCTGAGAAGCTTGACTACCCAAAATTTACGCAAGGTGTTCTTACTAGGGATATGAACTTAATGCGAGCCGAGTATCACAGAAAGTTCTTTAATAAAAAAACACAAAGGTATGAAATGTTAACGAGAAGAAATAAACTCTTTTATGATTACTTTTTAAAATGATTAAATAATTAGATATATGCCAGAGAAATTAGACAGATGTGTTAAAAAGGTTCAGAAGCAAGGTAAGACCAAATCTACTGCTTATGCTATCTGTTCTAGGAGTACTGGTTATAAGGTAGGTAAAGGAAGTACTAAGAAAAAAAAGAAATGGGTTAAAAGAAAAGAATCTTTTAAACAGTTTTTTGAAAAAACATTTTATAATGATACTCTTCATCCTAAATTCTGGACTGATGACAAGTTTGACGAGGGTACATTAAAATCTCTTCTTGAGATTGTAGATGATTTTATAGAAAATGATGACCATGTTAAACCTGAAATGATTGAAGATATACAATTGACAGGCTCCATGTCTAATTTTAATTATACTGATTATTCTGATCTTGATGTACATCTCTTATTAGATTTTGCTGATATAAATGAAGATGAGACTATAGTAAAGAGAGCATTAGACGGAAAAAGATTTATATGGAATTTGAGACATAGCATTCAATTTTATGGTCATGATGTTGAGTTATATTTTCAAGATGTTCACGACCCTCATGTAGCTTCTGGTCTATATAGCTTACAAAATAATAAATGGATTAAAAAACCAGTACATGATCCTCCTGAAATTGATCATCGAGATGTCCAAAAAAAGGCTGAACAGTTTCGCACAGAGATAGAATTGATAACGGATGCTTTAGAAGAAGTTGATGATAAAGAAGAACTTGCATTAATTAATAATCGTGCTAAGAAGTTAAAAGACAAACTTATGAAAATGCGCAAAGAAGGTCTTGTAAGTAAAGGAGAATTTTCTATAGAAAACTTAGCGTTTAAAGAATTACGTAATGATCAGACCATAGCTGAATTAAATAGCTTGATTATTAAGTCATATGATCTTATGTTTACTAAAGATGAAGTAACAGAGAAGAAGAAAAAGAAAAAGAAGAAGAAAAAGAAGAAGGGTCTAGATAAGTTTCTTTTATCTTTAGTGCATGCATTACGTTCACATAATCCGTCTGCACCACACATAGCATTTAGACAATATCCCATTGGAGTATGATAACATTTAAACAATTTTTTGAGACAGTATACGATGTATGGGCCGCCCCGGCTGATAGTCGAGACGAAGGAGATGTGGAAGTTGTTGGTCAAGCCGATGATGCTACTTTAGATAAAATCAGAACTCGCTCACGCAAATACGTGCAAAACGCAGACGATGTAATGTGGAGGTTTTTAAAGACAATTGGATTTGATGATGATAATTACAAAATGTCTTTAGAGGCGGTTTTAGATGCTCATCAGGTAGATTATATTCAGTTTGCAAAGTTTCTCTCTAGGAGTAAATCTAGATATAGTGACTTTAAACGATTCACGGGTGCGAACCAGGGAGACTTTTTTAGTATAGTAGAGCCTCGTATTGTAGGAGGAATAGAGTCCCGGTCGGGGGAAGCAACTGGTCTAGGTGTTGCTAATGCATATCAGTTTTATAATGATCTTTGTAAGATTCAGCACCCTCAGGGTAGAGTTTCTGTAGGGGAGGGTGAATTTATGTTAGCGGTGCTTACTGAAGGTAAGAAAGGTGAAACTGGAGATATTAGTACAATGAAGGCCGGTGGGAAAGAGTATGAAATCGGTACTCAGAAGAAAATTATATCTAAAGGAATAAAAGATATTGTTAAATTTACAGTACCTGTAACAACCAAAAGTACAGTCACAGTTGGTAATATTTGGGATCCGCAAGGAGATAAGAAATTGCATTGGACGGTTAAGAATATGAATCAATGGATTTATTTCAAAGAAGCAGATATGGATGTTAAATTTGGTGGATTAGAAAACAGAGCTAAAAAGTTAGCAGATGAAGAAAGAGCTTCAGGTATTGTAGATTTTGAAAAACGTCGGAGAATCTTTTGTTCTTGTGTATTACATAAATATATTACGTCTCATAAAGATGATTGTATAATCGTATTCAATGGCGGTGGATCTGGAACATATGGAGGTAAAGGTCATATTTCTAAAGCTATTAGAGGTGATCTAACAACACCAGAGTATCGAGCCGCTGAGCGAGCGGCTATAGAATTTAAACATTGTCGCTGGCTACAATTAGGTGAAAATGCTGGTAAGAATTTAGAATGGGTCTTTAAAAATTGTGTTGATTCTAATTGGTTTGATTTTGAGATCGATAGTGATTTAAAAGTACGTATTAAATATACACCTTCTTGAATAAAATGGCAGTACTAGGATTATATGATACAACAGTAATGGGATATAGGGTAAAGATTATGCCTTACGTTATTGGTATCTTTGATGATCATAATATCATTGATGGAGATAGAATACCAAATAAGATAGTAAGATATTTGATAGATGAAGGTTTTTGTGATACTTGGCTAGACAGAGATGAGGGTATAAGAGTAAACATTTATAGACAAAAATGCTAACATATAAAAAATATTTTCCGCTGTATGAAGCTGCTGGGCCAAATAAACATTTAACTCATCTTGAAGAGCTTATTCTTACTAATCAAAAAGACGGCGCGGTAAGAGCTATTAATTATCTTGAAGCTTTAACAGAGGTATTAGATAGTGATACACCTAGTGCAGTAAATACTACGATTAAGTTTGATGGAGCTCCAGCTGTTATATTTGGAGTAGATCCTAATGGTCAATTTTTTGTAGGTAGTAAATCAGCATTCGCCCAGACACCAAAATTAAATTATTCTATAGATGATATAAAAAGAAATCATAGCCATGCTCCTGGCTTAGTTGATAAATTAATACAAGCATTTGTACATCTTAAAAACATTAACTTTACATCTGTTTATCAAGGTGACTTTTTATTTGATGATGAAATAAAAGAGTATACAACTATCGATGGAGAAGAGGTCGTAGCCTTTAAACCACAACTAATTTTATATTCCTTTCCTATGGATAGTGATGAGGGTAGAATAATTGCTAGAGCAAAAGTTGGAATAGTTCTTCATACTGAATATGATGTTAATTTAGATGATCAAGGATTTCCTAGATTTACGACGAAGAGGTTCGGTGTAGATGTTTCGAACATAAAGACTAGTCCTGATCTTTATCTTAAAGATGCTTATTTTGACAGTAATGCTGGTCGTGTCACTTTAACGGATGATGAAACAAACTTTATTAATAATTCAATTTACAGCGCAAAAGAGCATTTAGCTAATATAAATTTTGAAGTTGTAACAGATAAGTTACGAGCTGAGTTAAATGTATATATTAATACTGAAATAAGACGGGGAGAGTTTCTGAGCGATACTGCAACATCTTTTCAAAATTTTGTAGAGTGGTTTACGCAAAGGGTTGACAAAAACATCGCTGCTAAAAAGAGTGAAGCTGGGCGAGCCAACGCCACTGATAAGAAAGCAATATTATTAGGATTAATCGATAGCGCTAAAAAAGATATATTTGCAATCTTTGAGTTTCAAAAAGTAATAAAACAAGCTAAAGATATTTTTATACAAAAGTATAATAATATGATGCAGGGCGTTAAGATGAAACATTATTTATTTAATGATAATGGAGATTTAGTTGTCACTAATCCAGAGGGATATGTTGCTATAGATGTTACAGGTAGTGCTGTTAAGTTTGTTGATAGATTAGAATTTAGTAGAGCCAATTTTGCTATTGATAAAGATAGTAAATTTAAGAAGAACTAAACATAAAACGGATAAATATTTAATATGCCTTTAAAGTTATTTGATCAGTTAGTTACACGATACCTCGATCAATGTGGTAGTTTGATAACAGATAATACTGCTGCTTCTGCTGGCGTGGCCTCTACTGGAGGTCAAGGTGGCGGTGATTATAATGATGGAGATACATATGCGACTGGTGATGCTAGAGTACCTAAAGTTTTAGGAGCAACTATAAAGCGGCGCGGTAAAGTTAAAACGGAAAGAAAAAAGCGTAAAAAAAAACTAAACGAAAGTAAGACTATATATGATTACCTCTTATTCCCACCAGAAGGAGAAGACCAGGAGAGCATTGTTGACAATATTTCTAAACTTAAGAGTAAACCTAGTGAAGCATATAGAGGAATTTCTTCAGCAGAATATAAAAACTTAAAAAGAAATGGATTTGTTGTATCACGTGGAGTAGGGAACACCCGCAAAGGAATAAAAGGCTCATATGTTTCTGATGACATACAATTGGCTGGTAGGTTTGCGTTTTATGAATATAGAAAAACAAAGAGAGGTTATTTACTTATATTAGATAAAGATAAATTACCTGACTTAAATCCTGCAGATGAAGGTAACTATTGGACAGAAAAGATACCAGAGAAAGCTGTTAAAAAAGCTATAAATTTGCAAGATTTAATTAAATGATTAATCACTGATGCTGAAAGTGTGTCACATCCGAGGTGAAAAAGACTATTGGAAAGGGGGTACTAGATGGTCTAAAAGATTAAGAGAACATTATACTGCTCTAACTGCATGGGAACAGATAAGAGGGTTTAATATTTTAGATTATAGAAAAAAAATAAGAGATGTAGTAGTTCGCTCAATAATTGATAGTAATGAATTTGATATTATTTGTTATAACGATGAGGAATTTAAACGAACTTTAAGTGAAATAAATGATAATGATATTATAGGAATTCATTCTCAAGATGATGACGATATTTATTTAGGAGGGGTATTAAATGATAGTTTAAAAGAAGGTATATATAATACTCCGTATATAAGATTTGGATGGGACTTCCCTTATCATGATAAAGAAACAACGATTAATGTATCAGATTTATTACATAGACATGATAAGTGTCTTACTGATGGGCGAGTAGAAAGAACAATAAAAACCGGTTCTTGTAATTTACTTATGGTAGGTGAATTTTTTACTTTAAAAAATATTTTAAATGATATCGCACAACAGTCTTTTGAAACTAGCACGCGAATTAATGCGTTTATATTTGATTGGTTCAAAATCACACCACGAGTTTGCCAGCCCCGTGAACAACAGCTCTTGCCTGTTTATGATATACCTGATATTATTTCTATAGAAGTAAAAGGATTTTTTTGTTTATCTTACATGCAGTTTCTTCACAAAGGACCGCGCCAAGGCATTTATGGTCCCTTAAGTAAAATAGGAACGCTCATTGGAGGAGAGCCTCCCAATGAATTTCAAGTCGCGGAATATCTTAAGGATAGTTCGAATGTAGAATTAATTGATAAGATAATGTGTGGTTTATTTTTAGATGAATATTCACGTATAAAAAATATTAACATTAATAATGTTATATATTGGGACGAAATAAAAAAAATACATGAGGAATTTATTGAAGAAACTCAAATACCTTGCAACGTCTAGCTAAGTGATAAGTAATTATATATGCCTAGTGCAGCCAAACAGAAGGGTAACGTTTGGGAGCGAGAAGTTGCAAAAGATTTAAGTGAAGTATTTGATGAAAACTTTATTAGAGTTCCTAACTCAGGCGCGTATACTGGTGGTGCTAATTCCTATAGACTTGATCAATTAACCGAATCTCAGAAACGTATGATGAATGGAGATATTATGGTACCTCCATGCATGTCTCGCTTTAAATTAGAATGTAAAAATTATAAGACGTTTGATTATCATAAGTTATTCACTGAGAATAAAACATTAGATAAATGGATTAAGCAAGCAGAGAGTGGTAAGTTATGGTTTTTAATAATTAAGGTTACTAGAAAAGGTAGTTATATACTGTTTCATATAAATATTGCTCATTATTTCCGATTTGAAAACTTCTTGCGTTATACAAAAGATTATGTTATAATTGATTATACTGATTTTTGGAAGAAGAACGTAGATGCAATTAGAAGACTTAACGAAGATCACCCAGCAGAATTATAAATTACCTAATTCTTTTTTTAATATAATAAACTTTACACCAGTTATTAATCATATTTATAATTTGTGTGTAGAGAAGGTATCTGAATTAAATAGTGATTTAGACTTTAAGAAATCTTTACATAGGAAATATATCTATCATTATTTTATTTTATATTCATGTGAGTATCTTAAATTATATAATAAAAAACATAAACCAGTTATCTATTTTGATGTATCTAATGAATTAAACTTAAAATTTACTTCAATTTTAACTATTTTCTTAAAGAATTTCCCTGTTTTGATCATACAATCCTCATCTTCTTTTAATAACTATAAGAAGACTTTAAAGTGTGACGGTACAAGAGAGGAGCTAGTAATATGTCTTATGCGAAAACTTTTCAAATTACAATTAAAACGTTTTTATTTCAGTAAATTACATTATTTTTGTAGTAAGTATGAGCTTACCTTTTTAGATAAAACATACTTCAATGACATGAGAAATAAGCTTTCGTTGCTATAAATAATTAAGATGAGTAAGTTTCTTAAAAAAATCTCTGAATTAACTAAGCCTGAAACGCCGGAACAGAAAAAGGCTCGACAAGAAGAGGAGGCTCTTGCTAACATTGTAAAAGGTGTTGACGATGGAACTGATACGAACCCGGCGCATATAAACATTGCACGGAAAAAGAAGAGGAAAGATGATAAAATGGCAAGGACGCTCGCAAACAAACTCAATGACTCTGTAAGCGAAGCTGGACCTGGAGATTTTGTTCCGAGATCACCAGCACCATCTCCTGCCCCGTTCGTACCATCAACACCACCAGGGCCACTTCCTCTTCCAGTCCCACCTCCGGGCGCAGCCTCGCCCCCAGTGAAGGCCGAACCGCTGACAACTGAAGGCGAGACTTGGTTAATAAATCTTGCTCGTAAATCTCTATTTGTAGATATTGATAAGGTAGGTCTCTCTGATGCCGAGCGCGAAATGATCGCTCAAGAAGTTAAACCGAAAAATGCAAAAAAAGCAGCTAAAATTATACATAAGATAAATGTCAATTACGGTTTAAGTGAACAATTTGATCCAAAAATAGATAATCTTATCGAAGATTTTAAAAAAAAAAGTCCGGGTTTCGTGAAGCAGATGGAACTGGTAGCGTAAAAGTTCTTATCCCGGGAAGTTTTAAGCCACCTCATAAAGGCCATTATGAAATGGTTAGACACTATAGTAAGATGTATCCTCAAGCTCAGGTTGAAGTTTTAATTTCTGTACCATCTGGAAATAATATAAGAACAACAAAAGATAATAAAATTATAACAGCAGCAGTCGCTCAACAAATATTTGAGTTGTATATTGTAGGTAATAGAAAAATGGGCGTCCCTCCTCTCACAAACGTTCATGTGAGAATATCAGAGTACGCTTCTCCTGTAACAGCTGCGTATGAAGCATTAAAAACATTTTCTCCAGGCACTACTGTTATATTAGGTGCAAGTAAAAAGGATGATGATTGGAAGCGTTGGAAATCTGCTATACCTTGGGCCGAAAAAGAAGGGTTAGGTTTAAATATAGAGGATCCTTATACGAGTGCTGTTGATGTTGTAGCGTCTGATGAAGGTCGAGTTTACAGTGCAAGTAATATAAGAGACAATTTTGATAATTTTGAAGCGATAAGCCCTGATATTCCAGATCATGTAAATCCGGCGCATATAAAAGAAATATTCGATGAAATAGTACCAGGTGAAATATAAATAAAAAAATTAACAGTTGTATATTACAGGCCATCTGTAAATAATTCTATTGAAATGACTGTTGTATTTAATTTTTTTGATGAGTATTATAGCGGAGAGTTTTTAAAGTCATGGATTAATTTATCTACTTATTTAAACAATACAGGAATTAATTATCACGTCTCTCAACATAGTAGTTGTAATGCTTTTTATGCAAAGCAAATGTGCTTAGGTGGTAATGTACTCCTTGGCGATAAACAAACACCATATCAAAATAACGTTAAATATGATATGGTGGCTTTTTTAAGTAATAAAATTTCCTTTTCTGCTACGCAGTTTATTACATTGTACAACAAGTTTAAAGATTATAATTTTTTATCCGCAAGAGTAGATGGTAGATATAAAGTCCTTACCGAAGACTCAGATCATATTAAGGCGGAATATTTAGATTTTGATTTTGTTTTTATACGAAAAGGTGTATTTGAACAATTAGAATATCCATGGTTCCGACCACATATAAGTACTACAGAATCTGAACAGCAATTTATTGATATTGATATTTGTCGGCGAATTAGAAAACAAAATATAGATTTAATAATAGATAAAAAAGTTGACTTACAGGGTGGTAACTTTAGTTTTGTAACAGTACATGAGTAAAATTATAATTATATGTATTCCGGGTAATACTTTTTCTGGTAAGTTTATACAAAATTTAACTTATTTGGTTAGACATTTAAACAATAAAGGATTTAAAGTATATCTTTGCAATACATATTCCCGTAATATATATGAAGTTCGTAATAAGTGTTTGTTTGGTCGACCAGAGAAAGGACCGCATCAAAAACCATTTAACGGTATAGAGTATGATTATATTTTATGGATTGATGATGATATATTATTCACATCAGAGGATTTTCAGAGACTATATAAGGAAGATAAAGATGTAGTATCAGCATTATATCTTATGGCTAATAATACTCAGTTTGCTGTTGTAGAAGTCTGGGATGAAGCGTTTTTTCAAGAACATGGATCATTTGAATTTTTACCTAAAGAAGAGGTCGGCCGGCGACTATTACCATTTAAAGTAGAATATGTAGGGTTTGGTTTTATTTTATTTAAACACGGGATATTTGAAAGGTTAGAATACCCGTGGTTTGAGCCTACGTATTTACAAATCAAACAGTCGAAAGATTTTTCTATGGAAGATGTTACTCTATGTCTTAAGCTTAAGGAGAATAATATAGACATATATGTACATCCTGATGTTATTGTTGGTCATGAAAAAACTATTGAGCTGCGATTATGATAGATTTTGATCCATCAGAGACTCCAGAAGAGTTTTGGTATAGGAATTTAGCAAAATATCAACAAAGAGAAATTTCTTCAGGTTTTCCTGAAAATCTTTGTGTGTCTTCTCTTACGAAAGTACGTGGTAAAGAAATAGCCGTATATAAAGGATACTTAAAAAATGGAGATCATATAATAATTACATACCCTGTTTTTCTTTCACCTTTTAATCGTACCGTTAAGAATTTTATAGCAATTGGCATACATGAACGTGAATATTCAGCAGAAACTAATGTACAAGTATATGAATTAGATTATAAGGGTCTTATGACAGATGATTTTGTTCTTAGTTTATTAACTGATAGCCATGGGTGGGATATTCAAGAGTATGGGGATTTATCAGCATATTAACCAGAACAAAATTAACCCTATAAACATCAGAACCGCGGCTCAATTTTTTTGTAAAAAAACTGGATGAAACGTTAAATTAGTTTTGTAAGCTTTTATAGATATTACTTCGTTCAAAATCTTTCATAAATGTACGGATATTAACACTAGACTTATTCATATTTTTAAGATAGTTATATGTTTTTTTTATTAGCTTAATATCATTTATTTTCTTATTAGCCGTCTCTAAAGAGTTATAATAGAATGGATAATCATCTCCTAGATATTGCACTACAGCCGGATGACAGTTAACTAATAATGGTATATTTCTTGCCAGACAATCAGTTACACCGTTATTTGCGCTAGTATCTATGAGATTAAGAAAAGCGACCGTAGTAGTTAAAAACTTATCAAATTCTTTGTTCTCTAAATGCTTATGTACTATAATGTTACCTTTAACTTTTTCTTTTGTAAATTTGCATTTTAATTCAAAATGTTCTTTTTGTTGATTATATATCCGATGTGCATATGGTAGCCTTCCTAATAATACATTTTTAGTCATATCTGTATCTAATAGCCAATATGGTTCAAAATTTCTTAACCAATACCCTATACAGGTTATTTGAGGATCTTTTAAAAATTCTTTTAATTTAAATTCATCTACATTAAGTGGTGTTGGATGTAATAAGGTTTCTACAGGTACATGGGCAAATCCATATTGTGTAAATAGGTGTCTTATTGATTCTTCCAGATCATCCGATAAAGTAAACATACCCTTACAGTTTCGCAGTGCTAGTAAAAAAGGTATTCGAGCACACATGTTGACAGGTGATTGTTTAATATCAAATGGTTTAGGTATAATAATAGGATTATGTATAAATCCTATCCAGTCTTGTTTGTGATGAGGGAGTACTTGAGGTTTGTCATTGTTAAAGGTATAATCCCAGTCAAAAGTTCTTTCAATAAACTCATCAATCAGTATATCAGCTTTTTCGTCATGAAATCTCTTTACAAGACTCTTTGTAACCCAATTCCACCCTGCTCGGTGGATCTCCTCTCTAAAAGTCTTTTCTCTTAAAAATTTAAATTTTGTCACCTTGCACTATTGATTTTATCTTATAAACTTATTTAGTGATTCATTCTGACTTACTCAACTCATTAAATGATGATGAAAAGGTAATCTTATTAGCTTGTATACAACATGCAACTGGTAAAGATTATAAGTACGAAGATTTACAATGGGTGCGTAAACTTTTTTTAAAGAAGGTTTTAGAGAGATATTATAAGATCATTAAGTCAGATCAAAAAAAAGTATATAAGCAAATGGTTGAAAAAATAAATCCATTACTTAAATTATTGTAGATGTCTTTGAAATTTTTTTCAATTTTGGTGCTGATATTCTTTATTGGCTGTTCGACGCCACCAATAAAGTACGACAAACCTGTTAAAGTCGCTGATTATAAACATTTCGTTAGATTAAAAGAAGAAAAGGACAAACCGGTTTCAAAAAAGACTTTTACACAAAAGGTAAAAGACACTTTTACAAGAAAGCCAAAGGTAGAGGATATTAATCCCCAGTCATCTAAAACTAAAAAGCCGAGACCAGAAATTCCTACGCGCAGAGTAAGAAAAACTAATACTGATCCTGTGACTAATGTACCACCTGTATTAATGGCAAATACAAGACCGGAACTTTTGAAGGCCGAAAGAGATGTTGGAAAAACTATTATGTTATATCTTATTTATATACAGGCAATAATTATTACTATTTTTGCATATATAATTTTAAGACGTCGAAAGGAACCAAAAAAAATTACTACACATCCGACAACGTTGAATTTATAGCCTAAATATATTAATAACAGTAATATATGACTTATCAAGACTTGTTAGAGAAGATTCAAGAAATTCCTGAGGAGTATTTAGATCAAGATGTAGAAGTAGTAGGGGATTGTATTACTGAAGAGTATTACGATGTTGATCTTCAATTCGATGAGACTGGCTATGCTTTGCAACTTATTTTAACTTAACATTTGCCTTCTGTTTTTAGATCACTATAATTATGACATGGAGCTCAAGCTAACCTTAGCGCCGGATCAGATTATTCAATTTGTTAATTTTATTAATGAATGTTGTTGTGTTATGGAAGATGAATATGTTGGAGAGTGGATATGCTTATCCCATGGCTTCTTAAATAATTTAACACCGTTTGAAGAGTTCAGTCAAAACGGTACAGAAAAGTTATATAGGCTCCTTTATTTTATAGATAAAGATGAAGCAGATTTAGTGGATTAATATGAAAGCGATACTTGAGTTTGATTTACCGGAGGATCAGTACGAATTTGATAGTGCTGTAAATGGGTGTCAATGGCATAATTTAGTTTCTGATCTTGACGAGAAATTACGTCAAGAACTAAAACATCGAATTTTTAACAGAATTACTCCTGTGGCAGGATATCCGCCGGAGGTTTTAGACAATTGTTATGCAGAAGCTTTGCAGCATATAAGAGATTACCTTTTAGATGAAATAAAGGATAGGAGTTTAATGCTTCATGAGTAAAAAAGGAAAGAAAGATAAATGTATATCATGCGGAGTAGAGACCCGGTATGATGAATTTGATCATATTGATATTAGGAGCTTCTATATAGAAGGAGCAGGGCAACTGTGTTGTGATTGTTATGATAGGATTTATAATGCAATGAGCTCGGGCTCGCGAAAAGCAATTAGATATACTGGAGATTAATATGAAAAAGAAGACTAAGAAAACTAAAGACTACGATATTCTTCCAGAAGAGGTTGAAGAGGAATATATTGTGTGGTTTTGGTAGTTGATTTATTCTAGGGCTTCTTTATTATCGTGTAAACGCCGATGTGGTGGAATTGGTAGACACGAGAGACTTAAAATCTCTTTCTCGTTAGGGAGTGTGGGTTCAAGTCCCTCCATCGGTACCATTTTGTTATGAAAATATTATTAATTGTTATTATGTGTTCGTCAATTGGATGTACATGGACATTTCATCGTCCTCCAATGAAATTAAATATCCCCCAAACACCACCTTCTCAGACTACCGGTGCATATCAGTATTATGTAATTGATGAGCACTCAAATACTCCGGACGCCTATTTCAATACTAAAGAAGAAGCTGAGAGTTATAAGAAGTACTTTGAGAAACATCATACTTATAAAATTGTATCTATGAAATAGTATGATATGGAGAAATACAGCTTTATTTGATCGTTTTTTAGATTTAGACAATGATGTCACAGATAATAAATCATTAGCTACAATCATTGTGTTGGGAGCTTATCCCATAAACATAGACGAGTTTCCTAATGTAAAATTTGTTTTTAGGCTCGGTGTAGGGACTGATAATATTAATTTTTCAAATGTTCCTATAGGGTTTCCTACGGAATCTACTAAACATATTATATACGAAGAGACGTCTAATTTTACATGCAATTTAATTTTTAGGATGCTATATGATAATAAAGGAAATTTACATACTTGGTCCAGCCAACCGAGAAACTTGTTAAACACAAAAACATTATTAGTTATTGGTACGGGTAATATAGGAAGCCGAGTATGTAATAAAATGAGCGGGTTTTTTGATAATATTATAACGTATGATGAAAAGACAGACTCGGAACCACCGCCATATGATACTGCTGATATAATAACTCTTCATATACCTTATAGTGAAAAGAATAAAAATTATTTTAATAAAGATATTTTTAAAAAATTAAAAGATGATGCTATTATAATTAATACAGCTCGAGGTGGTATTGTTAATGAAGACGACTTATATGAAACATTGTCAACAACTAATATTCGAGTTGCTTTTGATGCTTTTTGGGCTGAACCATATCATGGTAAGTTAATGGAGTTTTATCCTAATAAATTTTACGCAACACCTCATATGGCAAGTACTTGTAAAGAATTTGTGGAGAATTGTTATTGTGATTTTGTGGAATGTATACGTACGCTTAGTGAGTGATGAAAAAATCCCCATATACTTGGTATTCTAAAAGTGCGAAGAAGTTTCGTAAATTAGAACGACAAGCACCTAATAAAATACCTGATTATACTTGCCCTGCTATTGATCAAGCAATAAAACAAATAAATACTTTAACTAACCAGCTAGAAAGACTTAGATCTCAAAATACGAAGCTTAGAGACGCTGCAGAGTACTGGAAATTAGCAACAGAAGAGCTTTGTGATGAATTTCTAGACGATTAGCCAGCTTAGCTCAGTTCGGCAGAGCAACGGTTTTGTAAACCGTCGGTCCTCGGTTCAAATCCGAGAGTTGGCTCCATATTTATGTAACCATATATCTAATTGATTTTTATGAATTAATTCATTCTTTTGTTCCTCTGACATAGTTAAAAGCTTCGTAGAAACATTTGTCTTTTCATCGTTCCACTCACTATCTACATTTGGAACTAATTCTCGTAAATCCGTTTTGAGTTTAATTATATTTTCCGTAGTGTATATTGTATCAATAACACTTAGCATCTCCATTATCTTTTCTTTATTAATAGGTATATCTTCTCTCCAATTAAACTCATGATTATGTAATATATATTTTGATTGATAGTTATTAAACCATGAGTCATTAATAGCTGTATCGAAGTTCCATTTATCTCGGAAACTTCGCGACTCCGGGCTGTGACTGGGCCAGTCGTGTTTGATATAGTTCACGTGCGAGTTAACAAAAGCAATTGTCTCTCTTAAACAAGTAAACAAATAAAACTCACCGCCGTTATCTTTAACTTGTTTTTTAGCTTGTTTTAATTCTAAGATAATATCTTTTAAGCCATGCCGACTATGATGATGGTATATGTAAACATATTCATAATTTAAGTTAGGAATATTTTTAATAACGGAAGGCCAATCATGACTAGCTTGGTTCTTTCTGTTTTCGATTCCAGCGACCTTGGCCGTATATGCCTCCTCTTCGCCAGCCTGGTTCCTGAATAATATTCCCTTTCTGTTATATCTGCACCATACCGCGTTTGATGTTTTTTCACATACACGTCTTAAATTTTCATAAATGAAAGTACCACCGCATTTAGGTACATGATAATAATATATTACTTTCATATTTAAATTATTTATCCTGTGACCGGTTCCATTTTTCCATAAATACTTGTAGTGACATTCATTTTGATTAATTATGGGATTGGGATATTAGTTGGAATGTTGTTAATGAAGGTGTTATTAGAAAGCCGCACATTTTATCACCTAAATATCCTTTCTTTATCTGACTCCTTCGATAAATTATT